CTCAGGAGTGGCGCACCTGGCGTAAGGAGCGGGGGTGGACACAGGAAGAGATGGCTCCGGCGCTCGGCGTTTCGCTGGCGACGGTCAAGCGCATTGAAACCCGCGTCTCGCGTCCGTCGATCACGACGCGGGAAAAAATGGCGGCATTGAAGAAGCGATACGCGGAGGCGGCGGCATGAGCACGGCAACGACAGTAATCCCTCAGCCTCTGACCGGAGAGGAAATAAAAAAAGGCATCGCGGTTCGTATGACACAGGATGTTCCGGCCGATGTGGCCGATGCGCTCAAAGAGCAGATCATCGCCGGGTTGGGCAAGACGTGTTCTCTGATGCCGTCTGCGGCCTATGCGAAGTTCAAGGCGACGTGGCGACTCAACTATTCAATCAAGCCGGAACTCAAAGTAGGTTGGTGGGTGGATTATGAGTTGGACGACTTTGCACGGGTTACGCGGGGCGGGATAGGTGGGACACTTGGAGGACTGTTTGATGGCGCTGAGGGGGAAATGTTCAAGGGCGTAATTGAAGAGGTTCCCCCTGACCGCTTCCGCCGCGAAACCGATCAACCCATTCCCAAGCCCACGGAACTGAAACCTCCAGAAGCGGAAAGGTCCACGTTCTCGAAGTCCACGCGGGGACAGGGGAAACGGAGGCAAGTGTGACTGGCATCCAACTGAATCGCTTGCTCGACAGCCTCGACCGCGCTGTAAAAATAGCTGAACGATGGGCGGATCGGGAGTATCCTCAGAGCGATGAAACAGTCGAAGCCACCATCAGCCGGGTTGGAGATCGTCCCCTCCCGCAGACCGTCGAAGAGTACAAAGCCTTCCAGCCGCAAGAACCCTCAGCGCTCGAAAAGCGTCTCCGGTTCGGCGCTCATCCGTAGCCGCAAGACGCAGACCCTCGCCGCCGTTTTGCGCCGTCTGGACATCGACCCTGGCGAAGTCGCGCTCATTCCCAAAGAGCCCGCCGAAATCCTTACCCGATGTTTTGGCCGTCCCAAACATGGGGCATGGCCCCGGAAACAGGTGCTCGCCTTCGCCGCCGTATCGAATCAACCATGCGCGATCTCATTCACGAAGGCCATGCGGGAAATCAGCCAAAAGGATATGGGGTCGCTTTCCTTTGAGGCGATGTGCGTCAAAGCGCGTGTGAGCCCCGTGGAGATGCTTGGAGCCGTGCTGATGGCCGCCAAGTCCATGAAGGCTACAGAAAGCGCTCTAAAGGCAATTCTGGCCCATCCTGAGGTGGTACAGGCGACGGTAGACTCCGCCATTGAGGGAGCGCCCGTCGTGGTGAACGGCAAGCCTGTATTTGACGAAAAGGGCAAAGTCTTGCGGTACGATCACGGCGATGTGGCGGCGCAACGGATCATGCACGAGGCTTTGGGGTTCCTGCCGACGAAGAAGGGCGGCGTAGAGATCAACTTCGGCTTTGGCCGGCCCGCCGACGAGCGCGACGATTCCGACGCCGACGAGGATTGGGATGAGACATTTCCTGACTTGGGGGAGCAGATCACATCATGGAGCGCGGATAAGCACCGCATGTTAGAGGCGGAGACGAAATGAATCGACGGCTATTTCTCGGATTGCTCGGCGGGGCTGCGGTTGTTGAGTTGTTGCCGAAGCGGAGCTACTTTTTTGCGCCTCCTTGCGGATGGAGAGTATCTGAATCGGGAATATATACCCCTGGCGAGGCTCTTCTCAGCTTTACATCCCTACCTGATTGGTACTTCAAGAGCACACCCTTACTGTCGTATCTGCGCCACGCAACCAATTTTTATCAGAATGAAACGGAGCAGATATGAGTGAAAAACGAATCATCGTACCGCAAGGAATGTTGAAGGCTGTGGACAAGCGCTGCGTATGCGTCGGCCTGCACTTGAACAGCGAGGACATAAACAATCTTCTCAAAGCGGCTCTTCAGTGGCTGAGTGAGAATCCAATCGAGCCGACAGAGTTTGAATCCATAGGGCTTGGGGGAAGCAATATGGAAGACGCTGAATTGTGCCGAATGGGAGCTATTGAATGGCAGCGCCGCATGTTCTATCGTCTTGGGGGTTGTACACACTTGCGCGTGAGGGAGTACCCTGCATTCGCCAATGCGATTGAAGTTGCGAGAAAAAAGCCAGCAATCCCGCTCACGATTTGCTTGGACTGCGGAGAGATGCTAAGTGTACTCTGAGCGCGTCGTTGAAGAAACCATCCTCTCGTTCGCCCGCAAGAACGGATGGGAGCCAACTCTTCATTCGGTTGCCGAGTGCGACTACATGGTGGAGGAGATTGACAAGTACTTAGATTTGGAAAAGTCTTCAAGCGGATCAATGCAGTATTGGTTTTGGAAGGACCGAAAATCTCCCTCGAAGGCTACGGTAAAGAAAATCAAGCGGTGGGTTGCCAACGAACGATTTTTATCCTTCGCATCTGCTGAATATTTCGTCACCCGCTATGCCTACATCCGCGCGGCCAACACGCAGATTATTCACTTCGACTTTCGCTTGGCGCAACGCATCTTCCTCGCCTTCCTCGCCAAGTGCGACGACCTGCAAATTGCGATTCAGCTCTTCATCTTGAAGGCTCGTCAGCTTGGCGTCTCGACCGTCACGGCGCTGTTCTTTCTTCACCGCATCCTTTACGTTGCTAATACCTATGCCGTGCTTGCCTCTGTGCAGATTCCACAAACCCAAAAGCTGAAAAACATGATCGATACCTGCCAGAATAAGCTTCCTTCGTGGCTTCGAGTGTATCAGTCATCGACGAATATGAAAGAGCCTCGATGGGTAAATGGATCGAGACTGTCCGTGCAAGGCGGATCACAGGAAGTCGGCATCGCACAGGGCGATTCCCCCTCATGCGTTCATTTGAGCGAACTGGGCGATTATACGAATCCCAAGCACACGCTCGATGAAGGTCTGTTTCCGGCGTGCCATCAAATCAGTTCCCTATTCATGGTTTTGGAGGGAACGGGATCTACAGCTACGCCGTGGCAGAAAGAGAGTTGGGAACTCTACGCCGCAAAGAAAGGCCGCTTCACCGCGTTCTTTATTCCTCCAGCGTGCGCTTCCGATCTTTATCCGCCCGCCGATTGGTTGCGCCAGCATCCCGTACCGCAGCCGTGGGAATCGAGTGTTACCGACGCGACACGGAAGATGCGGCGCCGGGGTGAGCTGTTTGTTCGTTCGACCGATTACCTCTATGAAATTCTTGGGAAGCATTGGGAGATGTCGCAGGAGTTTCAATGGTTCTGGCAATGCGGTTACGAAGAGGCGATAGCGAAGCACACGGAGCGGGAGTTTCTGGCGGCGAACGCCGTCACGCCGCACGATGCCTTTCAGTCCAAGGACGATCCGGTATTCGCTCAAGAGACGATCACCTTGGTCACAGAGGCGCGGGAAAAGAGATATGCGGCCTACGCCATTACCGGCAGAACGATTTTGATGGGCAACGAAAACAAGCCCTATGAGCCAGAGCCGGTCGATGTGAACCCGAACGAGCCGAACATCGTTCTCGAATGGAAAGGCCTGGACGACAACGAATACCGCTGGAGCCTTGTTCCCTTGAGGGAGTTTGACGATTCGACCGACGAGGCGTGTTTCGACAAACTGCTAGTGTTCGAGGAGCCGCAGCCGGGAGCCGAGTATTGCATCGCCATTGACACGGCAGGCGGATTAAACAAGCCCAACGAGGACCGGGCAAATCTCTCTGTACAGAAACACGGTCGCGGCAAGGATCCAGATGTGCAGGTGGCCTCGTTCACATCGCTCCGGGTCAACTCGCCGCAGATGGCGCGTATCGCCGCCGCCGTCGCCGTGCTCTACGGAACAGATGGAAACGGCAATCAGACTTCAGCCAATCCCTTGGTAGTGAAGTTCATCATCGAACAGACGCGCAAGCCCGGTGACGAGTGTCAGAGCCAGTTGAAAATCATGGGGTTTCTAGATCATCACGTCATGCTCAGGATCGACAAGAAGGGCAATATCCTGCCTGACAGCGGCCATCAGGAGGGATGGTTTACCCGGCAGTATACACGGCCCTATTTGCTCGACCGATGGGTGGATGCCGTAAATACGGGATGGATGGTTCTGAACGATCCTATTGTGATCCGGCAACTGGCGAGCTTTGTGCGGAAGTACGGCGGCGGCGAAGGGCGTTCGGAGATGATCCACGAGCAAGGCCAGCACGACGATAACATTTTTGCTTCTGCGATGGGATGGACTACGTTTCACGAACTTGAGAACTCCGCGAGCCGTATTCAGAGCCGCTGGCCATTGACCAAAAAGGTGAAAGAAGCTCTCGATGATTCATGGTGTACCAATTCGATGTTGGTTCCCGGTTACTGAATTATCTTTGTTTCCAAACGGTTTATGGGGTAAAGTATTGCCATGCCGGGAAATGTGCAACTGACAGGCCGGGAAAGAACTGTGGTCTATAGAGAGCTTGGCACGGGCCGCATCTTGTCTTTCGGCATCGAGGGTGCTCCGCCGCTCAATGTGCCCCAAGGCATCCACTACGAAACCATCCCATGCCTTCATGCTGCCGATCTTGACCGCTTCATGGATCAGTACCGATGCCAGCACATCGAGGACGAGGAACGGGCGGCGGTGAGGAAACTGGAACGGGAGCGCGGTTTTCGCATGGCGGTCAGAGATGCGGTCATTGCACGGAACCGGCACCTGGACCCATTTAACCGCGCCGTGAATCTCAGGCTACTGGACGCTCAAGATAAACTCTACGACCAAATTCTGACTCAGCGGTTGCGGGCTGTGCCGAGACTGGCAGCCGAAATGTACGAGCAGGGCGGCGACGAGACGCGGATCGTGAAAGACGCAATGAAAGGTGGATCACAGTGAACAGTCGAGTGAGGGAAGCTGCCCGCGCAGCGCATGAGGCTAACAGGATTCTCTGTTTGGCTTTGGGGGATGCGTCTCAAACATCCGACAGCCCCATTATAACGCAGATGTTGACGGAGAGCTGATGCTTTTAGGTGAAAGTGACCGAGTACTTAGCTGGCAGGCTCCTCCAAGAGAGATGGCTGGCACCTACGTCAAGGGCTTCTTTGACGACATAGTTGCTCAAGGAGACGCCTGGGTCCAAGCGCAGCCGGGGATTGCCAATCTCACAAACGATATTCAGCTTTTGATGGGAACGGGCCAAGACCGGGACATGGCCTCGAACCTCCTCCAGCCGGACATCCGCTCCTTTATTGAAACCATCACCGACCTTCGCCAGATCGCCACGATGGGCGCCAAAGCCGAACAATTGAAGAAAACCGTTGCCCTGTATAACGACATCTTCAAGTTCGTGTTTTGGGACTCGCTCTATGTCCCGAATACCCGCAAGGCGCTCCAGTGGGCCATGCTTGGACGTGGTTACAAGTGGCAGAAGTTCTCCAGGCCGTGGCACGCGGCGGGACAGGCGAAAATCAAGTTTGAGGCTCTTGGACCGCGCGAGTTTCTTCCCGACCAGTTGCCGCACAACGCCGATCTGGACGATGGCTACGCCGGCACGATTATCTTCCCGATGGGGCTTGCTGAGGCTCATGCGCGGTTCTCGCAGTTTCAGCAATGGTTGACGCCGATCTCCCAGTACACGCGGACGGGGGTCAACGTCACGCCGAACATGCTCGGGCGGTACGAGTTCTACGATCGCTGGCGTTTTGGGGGATCGAACAACTCGGATTGGGTAGAAAAATATTGCGAGGTCAGGTACCACTTCGTCCATGATCTAAGGCTGAACGATACCGGATACACCTTACAGATGGGCGTGGATGGGTCTACGTGGGGCTACAAGGTTCCTACCCTGGGCGACCTGATTGTGACCACGGACCCCGATACCGGGCTACCGCGCTCACGCAAGGCCGAGATCGAAGATTGCCGGATGTATCCCCGGTTGCGGTTGGTTATCACATCCCCCTCCTGCCCGTTTCCCATGTACGACGACACAGCGGTTGACTGGCACGGCAAGATTCCGGTGACACAGCACGATGTGAACGATTGGGTATGGTCCCCGATGGGCTACTCCATTGTGAGCGGGATCAAAGGTCTGGAAGTCGCTCGCCGGGACAGGCTATCGGAAATCAACGCGGTACAGGCGGTACGGAAAGACCCCCCTCTAGGCTCTGACGTGTCTACCGGCGTCTCGCGCACGCAGATGGACAAGCTCGACTTGCTGCACGCTCAGGGTGTGAGAGTCGGCGGCAAAGGCGATCCTAGCAAGTGGACGAAATCGCTTTTGCCGGAGAGCATGGCCAACGAAGAAATCGACTTGAAGATCGCCGAGATGGACGGTTCCGCCATCAAAGCCGCTCTAGGTCTCACTGACTTGGCTTCGATGCGTGAAGTCAAGGGCAACATGAGCGATCAGTCGTTCGACAAGATGATTGAGAACCTGGGGCCGGTAGCCAAGGGCATCGCGCTCAATCAGTGGATCGCCAACTCCAAAGACGCGAACATGCTGAAGTACAACATCGCGCAATACTTCACCGTGGACACGATCATGGATATGATCGGGCCGGAGGGGGTTGGGGTAGAGACCTTCGACAACGACCCTAATTCGCTTGTGCCGTCGCATCTGCCCGGCGAGGATACCGGAAACGCCAGTGCTCACGACCGGCAAGATCGGGCACGATGGTACTGCGAACGGCTGCGGGTGATCAATACCCCGGCGCAGCTTTTGAACGTCACCCATATCCAAGAGCGGATGCTGCAGATGTTCTTGATGCAGCAAAAGGTTCCGGTCGATCTGGAAACCACGATGGAGAAGGTGGGCGTTCCCGATTATCCTGTCAGGCATGAAAAGTGGAAAGAAGAACAACTCGCCGATGCTGAATGGAAACTGGACGTGGAGGCGACGTTAGCCCGAAAGACAAAACAACTTGGCTTGGAGCCACCGCAACCGCAGGGGCCAGGGCAAGGGGCCGGAGGCGGTAGAAAGCAGACTGGCAAGAAGGGCCAGCAGCCGTCTCAAAAGGGTTCGCAGTCTGGTAACGTGAGAGTCGTCAACAAAAGTTCGTAGCCTTGGAGGGTTCATTGGACACCCGCACAGCGATAGAAAAGGAATTGGGTATCGAAGTGGTTAAGAGAGACAAGATCGTCTCCTACCGTGAAACCGTGGCGCTCAGGAACAAGGCCCGAATACCTGAAGCTGTCGCGTATATTCAGGCCCAAGTGCATCGCGGCAAGGTCACGGGAAAGGTCAACGTAAACATGAATCAGGGCGGGGTGACGCAGGTCTTGACGGAACAAAACGGCAGGGTTCGTCTCGGCTCGGAACTGGACAAATTGACCGACAAAGTATTTTGTTTAGAAAATTCTCTTGACACGAATGGGGATATGTCTTAAAGTCACTAGCGAGCTCCCAATCCACTCCTTACGAGATCGGAACGGCCTCAGGCGAAGCAGCTTGAGGCTGTTTTCGTTTGCAGCGCAAATTCGATCCAAGGAGAAGCATCATGGCAAAAGGCAAAAAGGGAATGGTCATCAAGGGCGTGAGCGAGCACAAGGGCAAGAAGGGCAAGAAGCGCCGCAGCAAAAAGGGTGGCAAGAAGGGCCACAAGTAGTCATCGGATAACCCAATGGCTACGTCAATGGCAAATCCGCAGGCATCGGCTCCCCAACCAACGGGGGC